CATTTTCAGCAGATAGATCACTAAAACGAGGAGTAAAGCCCATAAAACGCTCAGGATTTATAGTTGTATCTCCATAGAAAACTGTATCTGCAAAGTTTTGACCCAAACCTTCAATGAACGCCATATCTTCAGATAGTCTGAAAGCGTTTGTATCAGATTCAAGATCAGCAAGAGCCATATCCACTTCAGAATAAGTTTCAAGCATTCCCATTGTGTCATCAACTTGAACAGTTGTTGATTTTTGAGGTTGCACACCATAGTTCAACTTTCTCCATGTTCCAGAAGGAAGTCCAGAACGAATAGTTGTTCTGTGAATTGTTGCGCCATTTGCTTCTTTTACAACGGCATCATCCATAATTTCATTGGTTACTGATAGAATCTCAACGATTTTATCAACCTTTCCACCTGGATCACGTCTTTTTGCCCAATCAGCAAATGATAAGTTGGTTGTGTTTAATTCAGCCATTTTAAATTACCTTAAATTATTTGTTATCAAAAAGTACATCAGCCGTAGTTTTTTGACTTTGGCCTGAGCCTCGATCAAATTCCTGCGGCTCACTAATCTTCTCACCAATACGAGCAAAAACCCTGACAAATTCAGGATTATTACCCAGTCGGCTTGATTCTAAAACATCATGAAACTCCTCAGTTCCATACTGCTTAATTGCTCTTTTGGCACGTTCAACTGAAGCATCGTATTTATCGCCACCGATTTCTTTGTCAGTTTTAATAGAATCTTTCCACCCCTGTTCAACACCAGCCCAATGATCCTGCAAAGCAGTTTCAGCGTTAGCAATTTTTGCAGCATAACCATCAACAAGTTCTTGCATTGCTTCAGGTGGGATATTGTGCTTTTGCCCAATAGCTTTAACTGAATCAAACAGTTCCGTGTCAATCGTTATACCTTCAGGTAAGTCCTCAGGCAATTTTAAGTCGGCATAATCAACTTTCTTATCATCACTTTCCTCGGATTCTTCACCTTCTTCACCATCTTTTTTCTCTTCCCCTTCAGGATTAGAATCAGTTTTAGTTTTGTCAGTTTCATCTTTGGTATTGGATGGATCAGAAGCGTCTTTTGCTTTGTCGCCATTAACCTCAGTCTTATCACCACCTTCTTTGCCAAACATTACATCGCTGGCAGAAGGTGGGGAATTTGTTGTTGAATCAGCTACATTTGCGTCAGTTGCGTCATTTGTAGGTGTTTCAGTATTGGTTGGTTCAGTCATTTTTATGCTCCATAGTTTGATTTTTAACGATTAACCTTGCAATGGCTTGTGGATGCGCCTCTAACGCCTCTCCTAAAGCCCATAAAGCAACATTATTCTGCCCTATATTTATATCGGTAGATTGGCGTTCTCCTGTTGCTGGCGAACGATACAACCCACAAAACTCAAACAATCTCCAAAAGAATCTACCCCCCTCTTCAGTTGACAGTATCTTTTTAAGATCATCTAACTCTTGATTTTCAGCTATCTTTTGGTTGCTCATATAACCTCACTTGCCTTTCGAGCTTTCTTTTCCTCAATAGATTCCTTTAAGTGTTTATTTAAAAGCTCCTCCCCCTTTTGCCTTCTCAGCTCAATAGCATCTGCAAAAAAATCTTCACTTGTATAATCAAATCGAACTTGCCCTATATGCTGCGTATCCATAGAAAGAGGAATGTCACACATAGGTTTATAACCCAATTCTTTAGCCTTAAAGAAGAATGATAAATCCTCACTCACCGCTTGCTCAATATCAGGATTGCCCTTTTCGTCTTTTCTGTAATAAGCATCGAACCAAGGGAATGGAATTTCATCAAATATTTTCATATCGATCATCACCATTCCAGTTCCCAACTCTTTACACTCAACTAAATTTCGCTCGTCATTAGGATTAATTTTCAATCTATTTCCCTCAAGATCTTTATTCACCTGCAAATATGGGAATATTCTTTTAGGAACTGTTGTACCAATAATTGATTCTTCTAGATTCATCATTTGATCTAAAAGTCTTTGTGCTGCAAACGGCTTAAAAACCATATCACTATCAATAAACAAGATATGGGTAGCTTTCATTTTTTGCGCTTGATAGACTTGCGCATTTCTAGTTCTAGCTATATCTGCACCTTTAGTATTATTTATAGCAATAGGCAGATTTACAGCCGTACTATGATTTGCTAAAGCTGCAAGAGCCATAGCAAAATCCGCATGAACCATATCTGTTGAAGGAATTGCAATAAAGATTCTCTTATCTTTATATTTGTTTAATTCCTCTTGTGTTTTCCTAGTTCTTTTTGGTGTCGTCCTTTTCGTCATTGTAATGCTCCAGTTATTTGTTGTAACGCTGAATTTTCTTTGCCTTCAGTTTGTGCTAGATCCTTTGCAATTGAAGCACCCATTTGCGCCTTTTCCATTGCTTGAGCTTGTTGAATTGCCTCAGCCTCTTTTTTGCGACTTGCAGCAGCTTCATCATCGCTATAAATCACAGTTGGTGCTATTCCTAGCATGTCACTATATTGATCTATAGCACCATCAAAGTTGAATTTATGACGGCTATCAGGATTCAACGTCATTACATTCCCTGAGAACGCCATAAATCTATCAAGGGATTCAATTCCGACTGAGCGTTGCGCTTGGTGTAGCACAGAAATATACTCAATCTTCACACCCATCCCCTGAATCTCTTGAGGAGGCTCAGGAATTAACCCAGCCCTCCACATAATATTGAAAGTTCGATCAATCAAAGGATCAAGAAGATCATTATTCAAACGCTGAAGGACAGGCCCAAGCATTAAAAGCTTTTCTTCATGACGCTCTTCAACTTCACGAGCAGTTATTTGTCGCCTATCTGAATTAGAAAGCATCAAGAATAAGTCAGCAAAAAATGCCGAATTGATTCTCTCTCTTATTTGCTTTGACTTCCCTTCTAAATCATTAATTCTTGCATTAACAGTGTAAGCTTCTTTGAATCCAGGATTGCCATTTATAAAAGTTGAATAAGTAACTCCTCCTGGCATCAACGACTTATGCTTATTTTTCATTGAAGGATCTGCAACCATTGAAGGGCGAACTTGTTTTTCTACCGCTTCAGAGCTTCTTTTTTCGTGCAATTGAAGTTGTTTCGTATCACCCAACGCATCCATTGCAGGGCAAGATGAAGCATAAACATCACCACCATTCAAATCCCAACGAGGGCAGAACACAGGGAACTCGTCATATCCCGAAGCTTTTAAAACTTTCGTATTGCACGATTGTTCAAAGTATAATTCTCTAAAAGGCTTATTTATATTATCATCTTTGGTTACATCACGCCCAACATTAGGCTCAATAATATGATAAAGATCCACCCAAGAATCATAACTTCCATTCTTATAAAGGTTTTGCACAATTGTGGAGCAATTTTCTTCACCAAACCGAGAAACAACTTGCGATACAGTTCTGCGATAAGATCTAGCAAAAGTATTCACTCGCCCCTTATCATCGTTTGCAATCCAATATTCACCACAAGTAAAAGTTTCAGTCCAGATTCCAGCTTCATCATCTTGAAATACTGCAATAGGTGCTTGGCCAAATAAACCAAGCTCAGAATAAACTTTTGGCAAAGAATCATAAAGATTCGATCTTGCAAAAATTGTGTTCATTCTTTTCTGAACAGTATCAAGCCACAGCTTCACAGGCTTCGACGCATCTAACTCAGGATTAGGAACGGCTAGTGTGAACCAAGGACGTGCAGGTGAAGTTAGTCCTGCCATCATTCCAGCAGATAGAACACGCAATGCTATTTTTGCAGTATTATCATTGATTTTACCATTCTTTTTCCCACCCTGGTTAGTATCACTTAGCATCCAACGACCAAGACGAGGAAGAATATACTCAGCAAGATCCCTATGATGGGATTCAAAGCTTTGATACTCTTGCTTCATTCCTGAAATTCTTGCTTTTACCCGCTTTAACTGATCCTCAGATACCTGCATGATTAACCTCCGAGAACAGTTTTGCCAGTTCTAGCTTTATCATCAAGCCCTAAAGAGCCTGTAAGAATGGTTGAGCTTCTGCCTGATTTTGCTTTTGATGCTTTCACTTGTTCAGCTTTTGCACGTTTTGCTTCAGTTGTAACTTCAGATGAATTTGATTGCACAGGAGCAGGAGGTTCTATAGGTGCAGGAGGTGGTGGCATTTTTGGTCTGG